TTATTCTTCTCGTTAGTAATCTCTTCTTCGAAATATTCGTTGAACATACAAATAGAGTTAGAGTCAAGCTTACGAAGATAAGTAAGAAGCTTACTATTAAGCAATTCAAGAAGTTTATTAACGATGAAAGACTTTACTCCTTCTTCTGAAACAACATACTTAACAATATCAAGCTTAGAAAGATCCTTACGAAACTTCTCTACTTTATTCTCAACTTCAGTAAGACGTTTATTAGACTCAATAATAAGATCATCGAAGTCTGTACTAGTACTTTCTACTTGCTTAAGATCAATCTCGAGCTCAGCCAACCACTCATCAAGTTGATTAATGCGTTGAGCAATACTCTTCTTCTCTTGATTAGCTACCTTAGCAGAAGACAACTCGTTATTCTTAGCTTGAATAGCTTGCTGTACTTTAATCTTAACCTCATTAGCTTTAGCAACTGACTCAGCTACTACTTTGATCTCTTCCCCAAGAGCAATAAGCTTTTGCTTAAGAGTCTCTTTCTCTTTCTCCATATGCTCAACATCATGAGCATCCATTGGACGTAAACATACAGGGCAAGTATCTTCATCAGTACCAATCTTCTGATATGACTCTTTACTATGCTTTAACTCAGCCTTCTTAGTACCAGCTTCAACGTTACGTTCAGTAATCTTCTCGTCAACAGTAACAAGCTTACCTTTAAGCTCCTCAATATTAGTCTCAATCTCAGAAGTATCTCTATCTTGGAAGGACTCTAGCTTCTCCGCTAGTCTCTCTTTCTCTGAGAGGTTATTAGCCTTTCTCTCTAAGTATACTTCTTTCTTCTCAGCACGCTTGGAGAGAGTAGCCTCCTTTTGAGAAACATAACTACTATTCTGATTCTTTACCTCAACTAAAGTAGCTTGAACGATATCATGCTCACGCTTTAGTTCGTTATATTCAACACGAAGTTGAGTTAACATCTGAGAGAAGACTTCCATGCCAAAGATATCTTCAATAAACTTACGCTTCTCGATCTTAGACTTAGCCATGAAAGGAACTGCATTGTTAACAGTCATGATAACGCAGTTCTGGAAGATAGAAGGAGTAGCAGAAGTTACATCACAGATAAATTTGTTTGTATTACCAATACTATCACGAGTAACATCGACACCATCTTTAAAGAGCATTACTTTAGAAGGGTTAAGGTGACGAATAACTTTATACTCGTTAGTTTCATTACCAGTAACAACCTCAAAGTCTAACTCAACATGAGTCTTACCTCCAGTAATGTTATTAGGAATAAGATCTTTCTTCAACTCACGAAGAGTATCACCAAAGATAGCAAAGTAAATGGAATCAGCAATAGTAGATTTACCAATCGCATTACGACGATCAGGTTTATCTTTATTAGCTCCAGTAATGACATGAAGTCCCTTACTAAAGGACACTTCAACAGGCTCTTCACCAACCGAAAGGAAATGCTGAATAGCTACTCGTTTAAAATTTACTTGTTTCATCGCTTGCAACGCTCGTATAGACCAAGAGTATACTCGATTATAGCCTTAGAATTTTCTAAATCCATCGTTCCGATGAAATCTTCAATGGCTTGCTCAACGTCAACACCAGACATGTCTTCGATATCCTCACGGTCTTGAAGGATGCGATTAAAGTTAATATCATAATCAACAGACAACTGTTCTGGAGCAAACTTATTAAACACTCTTAAGAGAACATCCATGTCATCTTGAGAAATATTCTTGTCTACTTTAAGCTTAACAATATTATTGTTTATTTTATTTTGTACAATAGGAGTTATATCTCCTTCTTCAACCAACTCACTAAGGAATACTTTCTCATAGCGAGGTGATACAGTATTTTCATAGAACTCATACTCCATAGTATCGAGATCTAAGATGTGATAACCTTTAGAGTTACCAGCATCACCGAAATCCATCTGGAATGGGTTACCACAATACAAGATAGTACCAGCACCAAACTGCTTCTCATGTCTTGTATGGAAGTGACCACTAATAGTAAGAGGAGCCTTCTTAAGAAGGTCTTTTACTTTAACACCCTCTTCACAAAGCTTGAAGCCAGTCATCTTAAAAGTCTCAACTTCGAAGTGACCAAAGATAACATCAGAGTCTTCAATAACTTTAGTAGGAGTATTCCATGGACATAAAGAAATCTTCTTATCAAATGCTTCTAGAGTCTGATAAGTCTCTAGGATGGTTACATTCTTTCTATTCTTGAAGATAGATAAAGAGTTAACATCAGTTCTATGCTTGTAATAGATATCATGGTTACCACAAATAGCGATAAGATTGAAATCGGACATCTTATCCAAGATCTCAGCACTCACTTGAAGAGTGTTAACAGAAATCTCAGAACGGTTATGATGCCAATCACCGCAGAAGATAATATCCTCGATGCCTTTCGCTTTACACTCTTCGACAAACCAGTCAGCCCATTCAAGAGCATACTGATGCCACTTAGTGCAGTTCGAATGAACACCAAGGTGCAGGTCACTAAAGATAGCAACCTTAGACTTTTTAATACTGGGAATCATCATCAACAGGCTTTACATAAACAGTACCGTGAGTGTTATCTGGATCACTCATATACTCCTCATAAACCTTCTCCTTATAGGAGGTAATGGTAGCGTGGTGCTTCTTTTCCTTCTTAATACGGTTAATGAAGGCGTGGTAAGCAATTGTCGTGAAGTACGAGAAAGGATTAGACTTAGTCTCAAACTTATACTTCTTATATTTCAGGGCAGCATACATCTTAATCAATGCGTCGCCGATCATATCATCTTTGTACGAATAGTTAATAAAGGATCCGTTATAGCTCAAGCCATAAGCGATCTTTTTAATATTCATAGCCAGGTCGTCAGTCAAGACGTCGGAGTCATAATACTTCTTTAGACTCGCCTTGAACTCTGCAGGCTTAATATAATACTCTTCTTTAGACATTCTACCTAATTATAGCCTACAGTTCAGGAAGATCAACTAATTTCTGTGATCTTGTATTGAATCTTCTCCTTATCATAAATGGCCATGCGCTTTTCGCAATGAACTTGACCATAGTTGAGCTTATCACACATATCAAAGATGATTAGCTTGGACTTTGAGTCATGCTTACGTAAACCACGACCAATTGACTGCACTGTTCGAATAAAACTCTTACCTCCTGATGCAAAGATGATGTTATGAAGGTTCTTAACGTTAACTCCTGTTGCAAAGATGGCACTAATGGCAATAACTACAACATTAGTTTCTGTTTCCATGATTTGTTTGATTCTTTCCCTCTCTTCAACATCAACTGAACCTTGAATGAAGTAAACCTTCTTACCTTCAATCTTTTTTAAGTACTCTTCTACAATTTCACCATGAGCAATGTGATTAACCATAATAAGAGTATTATTAGGCAGCTTGCTAACAAGGGATTGGATAATAGTATTGCGTCGATCATGGTTATAAATGTATTCAAGTTCATCTCTATAGCCTGTTGGACCACTAAAGTGTGGTTTAGGGCTGTAGTTGATGTTCATTATCTTAACATTGACATTAGTAAGGAAGTTTTCCAATCGAAGCTCATAAGAGTTCTTCTCATAAATGACTGGACCAAGCTTTCCTATGATTGACCATTTGTTAAGTTGGTCTTCTGGAAGGGTTCCAGTAAATCCAAACTTGTTAGGTGTTTTAATCTGCTGAACAATCTTTGAAATCTTATTACCAGCAGTAATTTTGTGACACTCATCAACAATAAGTAGGTCAATATGTCTTAACCAATCGTTCTCTTCAAACCTGCTTTGAATAATGCCAATGTTTGCAATGATTACATTAGAAGTAAAGTCAGGTTTGGTCTTTCCTGTCCATTTAGTGCATTTGTAGTTAATGCCTACATTAATAAATTCATCAAACGTTTGAGTAACAAGACCTAAGTCAGGTACAAGCATAAGACACTTGAAAGTTTCTGGGTCATTACTTGCTCTATAGAATTGCTCAATTAGAGCTGCAGTAGTAAACGTCTTACCAGCACCAGTTCCAAGTACACATGTACCAGTTCCAAGTTTGATTGCCTTCTTAATTACTTCTTCTTGATAGTTACGAAGAGTAAACTTAAAGTCAGTTACAATCTCTGTATCAGTTCCAACTTTAAGAGCTTTAGCAAGTGCTGGTGTTATTTCAATTGGCTCATTAATTTGATTCTTGATTAAGTATTGTCTTACTTCCCAATACAAACCAAGCTCACAAGCTCCAGTAGGAGTTATGACATACTTTCTTCGAGGAGCAAATCTTCCATACCCTCTTGCGAATCTAGCTCCAGTATTCTCAACAGAGAAATGCTCTCGCATAGTTTCAAACAAATCCGTATCAGAGCATCTAATAAGAAGCTTAGTGGGTTGCTTTGGAGTTGCTTTCTTGACGTCAAACTGAATCATAGTTGCTCCATCTTCTGTAGTTCAACAATGTTCTTAATATCGAATCCCATTTGCGACATTGTCTTTTCTACTTTCTCAAGATACTCAATAACAAGATCAAGCTCTTTAATCTTAGCAGTCAAAGAAGCCAATGACTCATGACGTTCAGCAGCTTGTTCAGCAGCAGATTGGGACAACTTAACAGGTGAAGTTGCGATTACTTCTTTAGTAATGTTCTTCTTAAGAGCTTTTTTCTTCTCAAACGTAGCATTACGCTCAATCTTAGACTTAATAAGTTGAGCTACCCAATAATGCTTACGAGCAGGTAAGCGCATTGATTGCTCTTTAATGTTAAAGTCATCGAGTACAAGATCCTTACCGACCTCTTCGATATACTTCTTGAGTAACTCCATACCTTAGATTAAATACTAATATGGAGAAATCAACTAGTAAGTTTGCTAAGTACTTCTACAAAGTTATTGAGGAAGATATGACAGCAGCTGGTGCAGCAGGTGCTCTTGGTCCTGAAGCTGCTGGTAGTTTTGCTCCAAATGCTTCTACATCTACCGATTCTTATGCTCCAGGTGATGCTAGAGTACCTAAAGCGCTTGGCAAAGTGCAGAGACGTGCTGATGTTGATCCAAAGAAGAAGAAAAAGAAGAAGAAGAAGGCTAAAAAGACAAAATCCATATTTAGCGGGCAAATTAAGGAGGCATAATGGATTTAGGTCACTGGACATGTGACGAACAATGGGAAGAACTCCCATTCGGCTTCGTATATTTGATTACCAACACGGTAACCGGTATGAAGTACATTGGAAAGAAGCAAATTGAGAAGAGAACCAAGAGACCTCCACTAAAAGGTAAGAAGCGCAAGAGAATCATTGTAGGAGAGTCGGATTGGAAGACATATACTGGGTCTTCTGATAGATTAAACGCAGATATTGCGGAATTAGGTAAGGATAAGTTCAAATTTGAGATAATTTACAGTTGTGGCACTAAAAGTGAGCTGGCTTACATGGAAACCCTCTACCAATTTCAGTCTGAAGTGTTAATACGTGAGGATTACTACAATGGCATAATGAATTGCCGTATTGGTCGTGTAAAGTTCACTAAAAAACCACCAAAGTTGTTGCTTTCGTAGTGAAGGTGAGCTATAATAGTGTAGTTGCCCCCCAAAAGTATACTAAAAAGTAAATATACTTATACAAACTTCACCTAAAATGTTAGACTCTCCTACAAATCTTAATCAACCTAAGCTTAGGAGCTATTTTGACATAGAGAATAATGTAGAGTACATTAATCTTGGACCTTATCTTGATGATTCATTTAGATCCTATCAATATTACGTAACTGAGAATGAGTTGCATAATATATCTCAAAAAGAAAAGAATCAATTAGGTACACATTTTATTTTAAATCAGATTCTTATTATTTGTCAGATGTCAAAGCGTAAGAAGTGCTTCTATTATGAGTTGAAAGAAGAATATACTATTGAAAAGGTTCTTATTGAACGTATTTTTAAGGTACTACCATCTAAGATTATCTATGGTGAGGTTGATTTTGAAGAGTTTATTCAGGAGCAGCGTGAGTTTCAAGCTTATACTCCCATTGATACTAGTAAGATTTCATGGAAGAAGTTCAAAGAGTTCTTGAAGAAGAACAACCTTACCATGATTGAGAATAAATTTACCAAAGATATTAATGTAAAGCTGAGCCTTTTGCATTAAATATTGGTATGTCCAAATTTCTTAGTCTTGTAGAAGAGAACACCCCACTTGATACCTCCGAGGTTGACGAGTTTACCAAAGAAGGTTTAGAACAGCTTGAAGGGTATATGGCTCAAGTTGAACTTAATCTTGGTTATGCTGGTGAATTACTTGTTGACCTTAATGATCCTATTGTTGAAAAGAGAGCTGGTGAGCTTGGTGCTAAGATTCAAAAAGATTTGCACAACTTTATGGACAACTTTGGTGGTACATCTGTTGAGGATTCTGAAATAGAAGAAATGCCTGCTGAAGATTATGAGTTTACAGATAATGGCCGTCAGAAGAAACTTGATAAATTTAATAAAGCTTCCGGTAACATTACTGGTACATTAGCTGCTGCAGCAGAATTACGCAGCGCTGATCCAGATCCTAAGAGACCTTCCCGTGGTGTTCAGAAGATTAACAAAGAGGTTGATAAAATGGGTAGGGCAGTTGCCAAGAACATTGCTCGTGTAACTAAAATGATCAAATAATATGAAAACAGAAAAACTTTTTAAATACTACAATTCCTTTCTTAACGAAAATGTTGAGGGTGGAGAACCTGATGCTACAGACGTTGCAGAAATGCCTGCTGATGCAATGGCACCTGATCCATCTGAAATGACATCAGAGGGTGAGAAGGTTATTGTCGAGCTTCTTGTTCAAGCATTCTTACACGAGCCACCATCTGATGATGCTGCTATTGCTAAAGAGCTTCAAGCTGACATCGAAACAGATCCTAAGGTTGTTATTGCAAAGATCAGAAACCTCCTTCAGATGAGTGAAGGGGATATGAAAGAGACACTTGCACAAGCGTAAGGAACTCTTATATATTGGTGATTATGAGATTGGAAGATATCTACAGTAAGCAAATCCTCAATGAAGAGGTTGAAGTCGTATTCACCACAGCTGATGGTAAGAAGGAAACATTCACGTTGGATGACTCTTATGGTAAGGTTGTAGCAAGACAACTTAGATTGAATCAAGATCCTGGCTTTGATGAAAACATTGTATCTATCTTTACTCAAGGTGATTGGGTAAGTAAAGGTAAGGATCAAAAGAATGCTAAAAACAAATATAAGGAGATTGTTACTAAGTCTCAATATGATGAAGGTGTGTCTTTAACTGACTACCTTGCTAATAATAAAGAGACACTTCTTAAGCTTTCAGATTGCCCAGTTGGTAGAGTATTTAACTTTGCTCAAGCCATCGCAAGTAAGCTTCCAAGTGAGCTTGTAAATGAAGACTTGAATGTGTTTATTCAGAATGTTCATTTAAATGTTATTCCAAAGGCTTCAACTGGAGTTGGTCTTGGTGAGTCTACCTTTTCAATATTTGGTACTGCTGCAAAAGGTACTAGTGGTGACCTTCAATGGGATGGTAGTGAGGTAGAGATTAAGACTAATGGACCTAATAAAGGTTCAGGTGCTATCTTAGGTGGTGATGGATACATTAACAAGATTACAGATAGACTTGAAGCAAAGTCTGATTATGTTAACCTTAATGCTAACACATACGAGCGTTATAAAGATCAGCTCGTTGAATTAATCAACACTTATACTTCACAAGGTAAAGAGCAAGCCCAAGCATTATACAACCAGTTTGTGAAGGGTTCTGATCAGCTTAAAAACATGCTTAAGAATGGTAAGATTACTGCTCTGCTTGATAATACTAAAGATGTTGAGGAGTTTATGAATACTGTATTGTCTTCCAGCTCCTTCCAACCTCTTAAGAAACAAACTGGCTCAGTTGGAGTTAATCCAGATAACCTTCTTCCGAATAGATTACTTGCTCGTATTATGTACGAGATTAAGAAAAGTAGTGAGCTTGAAACTAACTTACCAGGTCAACTAGCTTCACTGTTAGGTGCTGATGCTACTGTTGAAGATTATGTTAATGTATTCTCTGAGATGAAGACCTATGCTGATTCATCAGACATTACAGATCAGTTGAATGCATTCTTCCAGTCAAATAACTTTGCCGATTTTAATCCAAAGACAAATTATAACAACTTCCAACGATTGGTTGGTACAATTGCTATCATTTGCTATCAGGAGAAAGTTGGTTTTGACTATATTACCTCCGGTAATGATGATAATATGACAATGGCTATATTTGATACTAAGAATCCATCAATTACTAACCTATATAAACAGTTAGAAGATGTTCCTGAAGTGAGTTTTGACTTAAATATCGATACTTACGAGGGTGGATCATACAGATCACAGACAGTTATTGCTAAATCACCAAGGATCGTGCTGAAATAAAAGGAACTCCGTTATAATTAACATAGAAATGAAGAACTTCAAAGAATATTACCAAGCTCGTACATTAATTAACGAGGCTAAAGCAAATACTCACCTTACACACCTAGAAGAGCTTGTTCTCACTCAAGGTGAACGTGGATATGGCATTGCTCGTGGTATGGTTGCTGATCTTTTAAGTCATCTTCAAGGTAAATCGAAGAGAAAGGTTAATACTTCAGTCAAATGGGACGGTGCTCCTGCTATTTTCTGTGGTAAGCACCCAGAAACAGGCCGCTTCTTCGTTGGAACCAAGTCAATCTTCAATAATGAACCTAAAATTAACTACACTGATGCAGATGTAGAGATGAATCATGGTCATGCTCCTGGTTTAGCTGATAAACTTAAGAAAGCTCTAAAGTATCTTCCTAAATTAGGTATCAAAGGTATCCTTCAAGGTGACTTTATGTTTGATTCTTCTTCTTTGAAGCCAATGATGGAAGATGGTAAGAAGCATTTGACATTCAAGCCTAATACAATTCGTTACGCTGTTGAGTCTGACTCCGAGTTGGGTAAGGAGATTGGTAACTCTGTCTTTGGAATCGTCTTCCATACTGGTTATGCTGATCTAAAATCTCCACCTCAATACAATATCTCAGTTAAGAACCTCAAAAAGGTACCTGGTGTATGGGTTGATGATGCTGTCTTTACTGATACTACCGGTACTGTTACCCTAGATCTTGATGAAGCTAAGCAAGTTAAAGATATGCTTAAGCTCGCTGACAAGGTTAAGGTTAACTACAAAGGTCTTCCTCTTGAGTTGCTCAACATTTATGCTAACTCTGAGATTAGAGAGGGTAAGTTCTTAGATGATGCTGAGACTTCATACAAAGGCTTCCTTAATTGGTTCAATGGTCGTAAGGAGAAGGCTATTGCCAAGCTTAAATCCAAGGCTGGTAAGATTAGATCAAATGAAGCCTACAGTAAGAAGATGGCTGAGATCAAAGCTGAAGAGCAGAACATCATTGCAGTGTTCAAAGTAAGTAAGTTGCTTGCTCAAGCTAAACAAATTTTCGTTAACAAGTATAACAACGCAGTATATAACACCAAGCACTTCTTAGATAGTGGTGATGGTACTCTTAAAGCTACTGCACCAGAAGGTTATGTAGCAGTATCAAGAGCGGGTGATGCAGTTAAGCTTGTTGACCGTTTGGAATTCAGCCGCGCTAACTTCAGTGATGGTCAAACCTCAACACCAATCACTAAGTAATGAAAACATTCAAAGAGTATTTCGAGAATCAAGAAGACACAGAAGCAGTAGCTCTTATGCCTGGTGGTTATAAGCCACCTACAAAGGGTCACTTCGGCGCTTTTAAATATATGCTCGAGGATGCTACAAGTGGTCTTATCGTAATTGGTAACAAGGATCGTGACGGTATTACAGCTGAGCAATCAAAAGCTATCTGGGAGATCTATGCCAAGTATATGGGTAAGCCAGTTGAAGTTGAGCTTGCTCCTATCTCTCCTGTTAAGTCAGTATATGACTATGCAGATGCTAATACAGAGAAGAAGATCATTGTAGGTGCTGGTGCCAAAGATGAAGATGTAAAGCGTTATGCTTACTTTGAGAAGAATCCTGAGAAGTATCCATTTGTTCAAGTGATTAAGATACCTATTCAAGAGGATGGTATCTCAGGAACTAAGACAAGAGCCCTTATTGCTTCTGACTTAGATAAGGCTATAGAATACTTTGTACCTAATGAGCTTTCAGAATCTGATAAAGATGCTGTAAAAGCAGTGCTCCAGGCATAAATATATGCATGAAGTCCAAACAGAACGATGCTGAGCTTATTGCTGAGGCTTATACAAATGTAGAGCCGCTTGAGGTTCAAGAAGAGATGCTTGGTGCGATCGCAGCAGGTGCAGGAGCCGCTGCTAGAGGAGCTGGTGCCGCAGCAAGGGGTGTTGGTAAAGCACTTACAAGTGAGCCAGCTAAGAAGATTTATAAAGGTGCTGGTAAAGTTGTTAAGAAGACAGCTGAGACAGCAGGTGGTGCTGCTCTCGGTGCTCTTGGTGGAGCCGCTGAAGGTGCTGCTAAGGCTGTTGGTGGGGTTGTTCAAGGTGCTGTAGAAGGTACAGTTGGTGCTGTACAAGGCGCTATTGATGGTGCTACTGGTGGTATTGGTAAAGCTGCTAAGGGTGCAGTTGGTATGGAAGATGGTGAGCATGAAGGTGAAGATGCACCAATGAAAAATGTTACTAAGCGTAAGTTAAGCAGTGAGGAAATTCAGGCAAAGCTTGGTAAGGCACCTACTGAAGATGCAGAGATTGTAAGTGATACAGATGGTGCCGAACACGATGCTCCAGTCGAAGTTGACATGTCACAAAACCCAGATCCAGAAAGCTTGGAAGTATCTAAAGAGGTTGAAGAGCCAGCTGCATTAGCAATCGTTGCTCCTTCTATTCAACCTTCTATTGAAGGTGAGCGTGTTAATCACGAAGACGACTCTGAAGTTAAGATGGCTCTTGCTGAACTTTATAAGATTGAAAAGTATGCATACGCTCTCGGTCTTATGATGAAGGAAACAAAAGCACTTGAAGGTTGGACTGCTGCTAAAATTACAAAGGCTGCTGACTACCTTGGTTCTGTTTTCCATAAACTCGATTATGACTTCCACGCTGATGCAGAAGATCACTCTGACATCACTCCTGAAGATCACGAAGGTCATTAATATGAAAACATTTCTACAGTACATTGAAGAGAAGTCTGTTCTTGGACTTATTGAATTCTTCAACATTGAAGGCATTGGTAAAGTTGCTGCTAAATTGGACAGCGGTAATGGAGCTTACAATGTTATTCATGGTGAAGACATCCAAGAGCAAGGTGATAAAGTTTTCTTCCGTACTGTAAATGGTCGTACACTAGTCGTACCAAAGGTAGATGAGATCTCAATTAACGTAGGTGCTGGCAACATTGAGCACCGTCCTGTTATTGAACTTGACTTTACTATTGGTGAAAAGGAATATACAGGCATTAAGTTCTCTATTGGTAACAGATCATCAAATTTGTACAAGATACTTGTTGGTAAGGACTTCATTCAACAAGATCTTGATGCACTTATCGATGTTAGCCAAGAGAACATTGCTGATAAAAACGTTGAAGCGGAAGTAAAATGAAATCATTTAAGTTATTTTTTGAAAGTCAGTTTTATAATGACACTTTGCACCCAGCTTTTTGGGATGCAGCTAAGAACTTTGACCAAGACTTGAGAGAAAAGCTTCTTACCATTGCACAAGATGTATCTGAAGGTGCAGGAGTTAAGACTGATATCATTGATGACATTCAGTTAACTGGTTCAATGGCCAATTACAACTATACTGACTTCTCTGACCTTGATGTTCACATTCTTCTAGACTTTGCAAAGATCAATCATGATGAAGATCTTGTAAAGAAGGCATTAGATGGTAAAAGATTTGTTTGGAATCTTAGACATGACATTAAGATGGGTGGTCATGATGTTGAAGTTTACTTCCAAGACACAGAAGAGCCTCATAAAGCATCTGGTCTCTATAGTATTCTTAATAATGAGTGGATCAGAGAGCCAGAACATAATGAGCCTGAGGTAGATGAGAGAGATGTTGCTGCTAAAGCTGATAGACTTAAGGGTGAGATTGCTGATCTTGAAGTAGCTCTACAAACAACCCCTGTTGAAGAGCTTGATGACCTTGCTGAAGCAGCTGATGCACTTCGAGCTAAGGTTGCTAAGATGAGAAAAGACTCTCTTGAAGCTAATGGTGAGTTTGGTATTGGTAATCTCGCTTTCAAAGAACTTCGTAACAGTGAATACATGGGACGTCTTATTGATGTTGCCAATGCAATTTACGATAAAAAGTTCACCTCTGAGTAAAAATACAACTTTTTCCAACTTTCTCCCCGAAACACTTGCATTTTGGGTTTGAGAAGAATAAATGATAGTAGAGAGCGTAAATGAACCTATGTCTCTGGTCTCTATTATTCTGTAATACTATATAATCTGGTTTGTCTTTATATTTTACTAATATATCTGACGTCTTTAGGATATTCGCAGATAATAGTTAAACGTAAATAATTTAAAAAAAGTAGTTGATTACAGTAGATTGTATGCCATAATAGGTATAAGATGAAGTTTACAAGCAATAAAGTAATTAACTTAGGTTCAGCTGCATTCCGTCAGTGGAGAAGTACTCATAGTCATTGTCAGTATATTCACGGCTATAACCTTACAGCTGATATTACATTTGAGGCTGATGAGCTTGATGAACGTAACTGGGTAGCAGACTTTGGTGGTCTCAAAGATCTTAAGAAGACTTTGGAACATACATTTGATCATAAGTTAGTTGTTGCTGCAGATGACCCTCAGCTTGATCTCCTTAAGCAGCTTGATGAAGCAGGAGTAGCTCAAGTTGTAGTACTTCAAGCTGGTGTAGGGTGTGAGAGGTTTGCTGAGTTTGTTCTTAAAACTGCTGATACTTTCATTGATGAAGCTACTGATGGTCGTGTAAGAGTTAAGTCTGTTCAAATTAATGAGCATGATAAGAACTTTGCTACTTGTCATCGTGCTGACTATGCTCTTGAAGCTCTTATAAAAGCTTCGAAGAGTGAAGATGCTCTTGAAGTAACCATTACACAAAGTGAAACTAAACCATCAGAGATTGAAGCATTTGAAACTGGTGAGAATCGTATCAATGTCATTGGCAAGAATGGTAATGATGGTGAGCATTATGATAAAGAAGGTCTTCAAGATGTTCATGGACCTATTGCTACTGAAGCAAAGGAAGAATTTAAAGGGTCCGCAGATCAAGCAGCTCCTGTTAAGCCATCTACTAAGACTAAAGGTGGTTGGTTTGAAGGTACTACTTGGGGCTAAATAAAAAATCTAACATAAAATAAAAAAATGGCTAGCACAAAACTAAAAAGAGCTTATATCAAGCTTGTTAAAAACAAAAAGGCTCGCACAAACTCCTCGAAGCAGTATTTTCAAGTATTTGCTGAAGGTGGCGAAGCATATCTATTCACAACAACCGATATGGAGAAGGCTGCTAAGAGAGCAGATAAGAATCCAGAGGATGTTTATCCGGTTCGCTTTGAAGAACCAGAACCAGAGATTGTTGTTAAAGAAGTAATCAAATATGTTGAGGTTAAAGCACCAGGCCTCTTCAAGCGTATTTGGAAAAAACTTACTGGTAAATAATTTCATCTATCTGTCTTGTTGTTTTTGTTGTGTTGTTTGTTGTAAACAATTAGACAGATAGATAACGCCTCCTTAGCTCAGTGGTAGAGCAGCTGATTTGTAATCAGCAGGTCGTCAGTTCGAATCTGACAGGAGGCTCCATTTTAAACCCTTACGTAGCCCCAGATGCGTGAGGGTTTCCTGTCTTCTCATAAGGAACTCTCATATAATTAAGTATGACTTACAAGAAAGCTGAGAAAATACCATGGCTTGATAGGAATAAGCTTAAAGCTGACATTCAAAGCCTTGCAGAAGAGATTAGATCAGGTGAAGAAGATGTTATGGAGGATTATGAGCATGCTGTTCAGCAATTTGCTGATATAACTCGTAGTCAAGCACCAGCATCTGTAACGGATCCCGTTGCTTGGGATGAATTTTGTGAGGATTGGGGTGGAGATCCAGGTGAAACCATACAATATGGTGGAAAAAGACCGATGAATTACCTAGAAATGGTTAAATGGCGACGCGGATACTGGAGATAGTAAAAGGAACTCTGTTATAATTAAAGAGAAGAAAGACAATATTATGGGATTCATTACAGAAATTAGCTCACTAGAAGAAATCGACGCATTTAAAGTTGAAAAGGAACCAGTATTTTTCAACGACAATGTTCGAGTACCGGATACATTCTCACTCCGTCGAGTAGATGATGGTCGCCATCTTGGTATCGTTGGTAAGAACTACCGACCTATTCAAATGGAAGAAATGATTGATGTTCTTGATAAGGCATCTAATCGAGTTGGAGATATTGAGCACGTTGGTTATACTACATCACGTGGAGGTCGTAAAGTCCTCATTCAATCCAAGTTGGCTGAAGATATTAACATTGAAGGAGATGTTATTGAGCCATATTTCTATACCGTTATCGATAATACCGGTATGGGATCAAACAAGACCTGTCCATCTACTAAGAGGATTTCTTGTGACAATGCTTTTCATTTGATTAGAGACGAGTCGACTGCACTAACAAGTCGTCATGCAAGTAACTTTGATGATCGTGTTAACTTAACCATTGATAGCATTGTTGGTTCTATCCGGTCTGCTCGTAGGTTCAGTGAGACAGTTGTTGATCTCAAGAGTCAAAAGTTTAGTCGTGATCAAATGGTTAAGCTTACTGAGACTCTCCTCCCAGTTAATGAGGATGAATCTACAAAGCGTGTGCTTAAGCGTGAGAAACTTGTAGAGTTGTATGAGAGTGGTCTCGGTAATGCAGGTGAAACTAAGTGGGATGCACTTAATGCCCTTACTGAGTATGAGTCTCACAATGGAAGGCAGAGTTCTTCTAAGCTTATTCGCAATCTTGTTACTGGAGGTAATCAGCTGTCACAAAGAGGCTTGAAGCTGCTTGCCGCGTAAAGGAACTACGTTATAATTTAGGTATGAATATTTTTACAACTAACGATTGCCCCGTTATCTCTGCTCAAGAGATGTGTGATAAACATGTAGTCAAGATGATTGTTGAGTATGCTCAGCTAATGTCAACTGCTCATCGTGTTCTTGACGGTGAGCAGTATGAAGGTCGTACTAAAGCTAATCGTCGTATTAGGCGTTGGCTGCACCCAGATAAGAATATGGAAGAGGTTCTTTACAAAGCTTCTCATATCAACCACCCTTCTGGTCTATGGTGTCGCACCACTACTGCTAACTATGAGTGGTTGTATAAGCATTTCTTGGCATCATGTAAAGAATATACTCTTCGTTATGGAAAGGTTCATGCTACTGAGACTAAGCTAGCTGAAGTATTCAAAACTCCGCCTAAGAACCTTCCCAAAGGTAAGCAGACAGAGTTTGCTGTAGCTATTGCTGCTAATCAGACATGTAGAAAGCTTCCTGGTTTCAATAAGCTATCTGTTGTAGATAAGTACAAGCAATATATTCGTTGCGATAAGCCTTTTGCTAAATGGACTAAAAGAGATAAGCCTAGTTGGATTTACTAGTTGATTTAACATTTTAATATACTAATATACCTTTGCGATGATATCGAAATTAATTACATTGATCACTTTGATCTTTGGACCAGCAACAAACGCACCACCTCTTGGTAGTTATGATGTACCACCTGCTACGTCAGGTAAAGGAGCTAAAGCAGTAATTCCAAAAGAGATTACTCCTAACCCTCTTGACTACCCACCAGGAATTGATCCTCCTTACTACCCACCAGTACCAACACCTCCACGTATTACAGAACTTTAAACAATTTTCGGCCCCTGACGAAGACACAAACCAAAAAACAAAAACAAACAAAAAATGAAAGTATTAAAACTACTACTAGCCGGCGCTCTTGCAGCGATTTCCTTCAACGTTCTAAATGCAGCAACTGTTCTCGTCCTTGACCAGCCGCATGTAACCTCTGACCCATCTTATGAGATGACTCTTACATTTGAAGAGACTACTCGTGCAAATGAAGTTAAGGTAACATTCAAAGCTGTTAACGTTGGTTCCCATTATGTTGATGGTGTTGCTCTTAACCTTCCAGAAGGAATTAACTACCAGCCAATTCAACTTGGTGGTGTTACTGCTGAAGAAGGTTTCTTCCAAGCACCTAACATGCTTAAGCAAAGGGACAACCTCATTGGACCTAATCAAGGTAATCAAGGCATCTTCGATATCGGAGCTGGATTTGCTACCGGTCGTAACAAGCCATCTAATGTGCTCTTCACTACTGGTGACTCTGTTTCATTCCTCGTAACCAGCACACAAGGACCTCTTAGTGTAGAAGATCTTGCTGAGACATTCGATACTCCAACTGATACTTGGGTCGCAGCTGCATCAGTTGTTACTGCTCCTGGATATTGTGCTTGGTACACCACTGATGGTGGTTCACCAGTTCCTGAGCCTTCATCTGCTCTCCTCGGACTACTTGGACTTGGGGCACTTGCTCGTCGTAAGCGATAATAATAAATAACAATAAACGAAAAGAGCCGCTACAATTGTAGCGGCTCTCTTTTTGTTTAAATCTAACCGAGTCTCTCGCAGATGTATCTTAAGATCTTACTACGAACAATCTCTGAGTTACCAAACTTGAATGTGTAGATACCTTTATCCTCACATTCATGGCTATCAAATCTATCAAAGACGTTTTTAAAACCTGATTGCTTAACATCAGATTGCTTTCCATCACCAAGTACAATGTACTTACTATTACGACCAAAGCGTGTAAGGATGGTTGTTAGCTCCCCCTTAGTAAGGTTCTGAGCTTCATCAACAATAACGCATGTATTGTTAAATGTAAGACCACGTACAAAGTTAACAGGTATAGCGTCAATCAATCCTTTAGACTTAAGCATACCACATGTACCTGGACCACATAGCTCAGTTACCTTCTCAATAAGAGGCATCATATATGGGGAGAATTTATCATCAATCTCACCTGGAAGGGAACCTAAGCTCTTGTCTGCCGACTCAACTACTGATCGGATATAAACAATCTTCTCAACATCCTCGCTTTTTAGCATTTCAAGAGCGGCATATACAGCAATATATGTCTTAGCAGTTCCAGCAAGACCATCTACAAAAGTCATTTGAGTTGTTGCCTCATGAATTGTTTCATAGAAGTCACGATGTTTTGGTTTCATATAGAAAGGCTTTCTAATTTTGAAATCCATTAACCATCCTCCATTAAAGATATCTTCACCGATTTCCGGGTCAATATCCACAGCTTGTTTCTTAGAACGTCTGCTCATCTATTAATACTTAGTCAACTTGATCGTGTAACCAAGCAACTATAAGTGACTATAGTTTGCAGATATCAGTTGAATCTACAGAATACTAGGTTATAATATAGTTGAAATGGACTTAGATAAAGAAACTTTAATCCTGTCTGACGATAAAATCTTCTATACTATTGAAGGAGAAGGTGAATTCGTTGGTCAGCGATCCCTATTTATGAGGATGGCTATGTGCAACCTAACCTGTATTGGGTTTGCATCTGAAGACTCTCCTCACGGTTGTGACTCATTTATCTCTTGGAGTGTCAAGAATAAGATGACCTTTAACGAAATCTTTCAGATGATGGAAGATAATAACTGGATTGAGAAACTTGAGAAGGGTACAATCTGGAAACTAACTGGAGGTGAGCCTCTTATTCAGCAGAAAGCTCTACTCAAGCTTGTTGAAGCCTTTATTGAAAAGTATGGCTTTACTCCTAAGATTGACTTTGAAACCAATGCTACTCTCATGCCTGACCCACGTTGGAAGGAAGAGTTTGGTGCTACCTTTACTACTTCACCTAAGCTAACTACTAATGGTGATCCTGAGTCCAAGACTTATAAGCCTGAAGTACTCAGATATCATAAAGAGATTGGTTCAGGCTTTAAGTTTGTTATCAATGACCCTGAAGCAGATATCAAAGAGATCTGGAGTAAGTATGTTGAAGATGATGAAGGTATCAACGTAAGTCGTGATCGTATTTGGTTCATGCCTGTTGCTGGTTCTCGTAAGGAGCACATTGAGAATGCTGCTGCTGTTGTAGAATATGCAAAGTCAATGCACGTTAACTTCTCAGCTCGACTTCACTTGTTAGTTTGGGATATGGCTCTCAAAGTTTAGTAACTAATAAGTTGATAAACAAATTAAACACTTTATAATATAGTTGTATGTCAGATAACAAAAGTAACTACGAATGGCTCGGTGATGATGAACTCACCGGCGAAAAAGACGATATTGCTCGTGAGCTCATGGGCAGTGAATATGCTGAAGGTTATATTCCACCTTCACGTGTATATGATGATCAGCTAAAGACTGATAAGAAGTATATCTCTTCTCTTCCTGATCTTCAGAATGGACCTTCTAGCTTGATTCAAGGCGCTGCTGTACCTATTCAGCAGGTTGGTATTCACAACTTCCGCCTTCCTCTTACCTATAAGAAGCGTAATGGTGAGACTGTAACTCTTGAGACTTCAGTAACTGGTTCAGTTAGTCTTGAAGCTCATAAGAAGGGTATTAACATGTCTCGTGTGATGCGTTCTTTCTACGATCACAAAGACGAAGTATTCTCTATTGATACTATTAAAGACGTTCTTGAGACTTATCGTAAGAACCTTGAGACCTTTGACTCTCGTATCATGCTTAAGATTTCCTATCCTATCAAGCAGAAGAGCTTGCGTAGTGGACTTGAAGGCTATCAGTACTATGATGTTGTCTTCGAAGGTGACCTTACTAAAGAAGGTGAATTCAAGAAGTATATTCACTTTGACTTTGTTTACTCCTCCGCTTGCCCTTGCTCCTTCGAGCTTAGTGAGCATGCTAATAAGTATCGTAACCGTGCTACTGTTCCTCACTCTCAGCGCTCTGTTGCTCGTGTAAGTGTTAAGTTTGAAGATATGCTCTGGGTAGAAGATCTTCAAGAGCTTTGCCTTGCTGCTCTTCAGACTGAGACTCAGGTAATGGTTAAGCGTGAAGACGAGCAAGCCTTTGCTGAGAAGAATGGTTCTTATCTTAAGTTTGTTGAAGATGCTGTTCGTCTTATGTTCGAAAAGCTTTCTGGTGATCAGCGAATTGTTGACTTTAAAGTCATTGCTTCGCATAACGAATCACTTCACAGTCACAATGCTGTATCAGTAATCACTAAGGGTGTACCTGGTGGATTTAGTGCTGGTGTTGCTCGTGACGTATTTGAATCTACAGGGTTGCGTTAACTCGTAGTTATAAAAACATACTAGACCCTCTATTGCCTCGTGTGATAGAGGGTCTTCTCTTGCACTTATAAGGAACTAATATATAATTAGGTATGAGAACAGGACAAGCTCTAGTACTAAATGCACACTACTTTCCAGTAGGCATTAATTCATACTATAATGTTCTTAGAAACCTTGCAGCAGGTACGCAATCTGCTCTCGATATACATTATAAAATAAATGAAGACGGATCTCCTGATTTTGAAAATATTGAGTATTGGAATGTTGTGTCTAGTATTGACGACTGGATGGCTCTCGACGTGCGATCCTTTGATGGGTCTATTGGTACTACTGGCGGTAGTGTACGGCTTCCTTCTGTAGTTATTTGTAACAAATATAAGCAGATTAGAAATGCTCAAGTTCAATTTCCTAATAAGCAAAACATCTATGAACGTGATAACAATACTTGCGTTTATACAGGTAAGAAGCTTAAAGAGTCAGAACTAAGCATTGATCATGTAATACCTAAATCTAAAGGTGGTCAAAACACTTGGGAGAATCTAGTTACTTGTGATAGACTTCTTAACTCTCTTAAAGGAGATAAGTCTGTAAAAGAAGCAAGACTTAAACTTAGATACAAACCATTCAGACCAAGTGGTAGCATTTTTAAGTTTAACTACTATAATGAGGAGTGGCATTCATTTGTTGCAAATCTTTAAACACTAATTAAATATAAACGTTATGCGCATTGCTTTTTCAGGTACAGCTAATTCAGGTAAGTCAACTCTCGTTAAGTCTTTTCTCTACACCTGGAAAGATTATAAAACACCATCAAAAACATATCGCGATGTTCTTGAGGAAAAGGGTTTAGAGCACTCAACTAAGACTACTGTTGAGACTCAGACTGCCGTACTTGATCATTTGATCGATACTATTCAAGGCAAGACTCTTAAGGATAAGTATGTCTATGATCGTTGCCCTCTTGATGCTGTAGCTTATACAATGTGGGCTAATGGTAAGGGTATTGAAGGCTTTACTGATGAGTTTACTGAGAAGCAAATCTCAATGTCTCGTGAGTCACTTCGCTCTCTTGATATTATCTTCATGACTCGTTTCAATGAGCAGACCATGAAGGTTGAAGATGATGGTACACGTGATGCTAATCTTGAGTTCATTAAGGAGATGGACAACATCTTCTACTCACTCTACATGCAGTATATGGTTCATGCTGATGCTGATGTATTCTACCCTAAAGGTGATTCACCTTGTTTGATTCTACTTCCAGATGCTCCACAAGCTCGTATTGATCTTGTTCAAGAGTATGTTACTCCAGAAGGTACAATGTATGGTGAAGAAGAGTCTATTCTCAATCCTGATAATATTGAGCAGTTGGAGACTCTTGTTGCTGCTCAAGCTGATGCACTTGAATCTGAAAAGAAGCAGGAAGAGCTAATGAAGCAATTTGGTATTGAGCCTGAGCCTAAATTTGATCCTTATAAGATCAATTAGTGGCCATAAGCTTGCCATCTAATGGCTGTATCAGGGTAGGTCTCACCATCCGAGTCATATTCGAAAGTGGCTCCTGTTGTTGTAGATGATACCAAATAGAGGCTTAAGTTACCACTATTGTGTTCTGCACGATCAATCTGTCCAACAATATTTAAACAACCAGTTGGAAATGCTAACGGGAAAGTAACTTCCTGAGTTTCTTGAAAGGCTGCTGTTCTTTCAGTAACACCCCATTGCATAATAAGGCCTGTAGGTAGAATTTGATATCCTGTTTCAGCGAGTAGTGCTGTATCAGAACCAAAGCCAGCATTATCAACAACAGCAGAAAGTTCAGCAACACTGGAGTCGATTGCAGATGAAAGTGAATCAACTTCTGAAAATACAGTAGCAAGATCAGCAGAGTGTTGAGTAATAGTTGTTCCAAACGTTGTATTATCCAAGCCGATAACAAAGTTATTGAAGTCCATGATGTTTGTACCATCATCTGTTTCAACAACTAGCATATCACCAGCAGCAATAGAAAATGTCTCTGGAAGCTCTTTAATATTGTAGATGAGATTTTTATTATCAACGCAAGGCATGCTAATATTTATGTTGGAAACAGTTGATTCATACTCATTTTAGGTTATAATATAGGTAATGAGTAAGATTGGTGTTGGAGTTATTACCTGTGATCGTATGGATATGTACCATGTCTGTATGGAGTCCATCAGAGAGTCTTGGTGTGATGAGCTTGTTACTGTTGATGATGGCAAGAAGGACTATGTACTTGCTCCTAAGGGTGAGTATATTAAGACTGAGGGTGGTGAAGGTGTAGGTAGAGCTAAGAATAGAGCTCTTAAACACCTTATGGATAAAGGTTGTGACTATATTGTTCTTGTAGAAGATGATATGAAGTTCTCAGGTAACCTCTTTGCTGAGTATGTTAAGGCATATGAGACAACAGGTATTCAGCACTTCATGTTTGCTTATCATGGACCAGCTAACAAAGCAGGTGTAAGTTATGGTAAGCCAGTTCCTCGCCTTGTATTTGACTATGGTCCATTTGATGAATGTCGTATTGCTCTCAATCAGCATTGTGTAGGTGCTGTTACATTCTATACACGTGAGTCTTTAGAGAAGGTTGGTCTATATGATGAGAACTTCACCAATGCATTTGAGCATGTTGATCACTCATATCAGCTAGCTAAAAATGGCTTCAGTACTCCTTATTGGTGGTGGGCTGACCTAGCTAACAGTCTTGATTTTGTACAAGAGCAGAAGTGTTCAGAAGACTCTTCAGCTATCAGGCCTCGTTCTGATTGGCAGTCTAATATTCAGACAGCTGCACAATACTTTATGAAAAAGAATAATGTATCACCAGTAAGGGTTCCAGATACCCCAACCCGAGAGGTTGTAGATATCATTAAGAAGTACAGAAAGTTAATTGATGAAAAAAGAAAATCTAAAAGAAAAGCTGACGATCCTAATCGCGGCTAAGGTTGAGCATGAAGATAGGTTGCGGAATATACGATCGACTTTGTCGTATCTCCGCTACCACTTTGATGTCAACATTATCATTAGCGAGCAAGATACGTCGAGTAAGCTGCACGACATGTGCAAAGCTTTCCACTGTCGACATATTTATATTGAGACCGATGAGTTTTTTAACAGGCAGCGAGGTGTTAACCTTGCAGCAAGAGAGGCTACTACTCCGGTCATTGCTCATTATGACGCTGATATACTCTTAAGACCGCAGCAAATTATTGGTGCTACTGAAGCTATTATTAGTGGAAGAGCGCAAATGGTTTACCCGTATGATGGTCACTTCTATGATGTACCAGAGAAGTTTTTTGATACTATTAATGAGACAAAAAATCTTACTAAGGTACCTCTAGAAGATTGTACTCTCTTTAATCCTCATTCAGTTGGTGGTGTAGTAATGTTTGATAGAGAGCATTACTGGAAGTGTGGAGGAGCTAATGAATCATTTAAGAGTGTTGGTTATGAGGATAACGAGATTAATGAGCGCTTTAGAAAGCTTGGTACAAAGATTATGCGCACTCAATGGCCACTATGGCACTTGACTCATGCACGTGGTGAAACATCTTATAACCATAATCCACATATCGAACTTAACAAGAGTCTCTATTTGGAGATTGAGAGAATGTCTCCTGAGCAACTTAAAGCTCATGTCGATACTTGGGACTGGCACAAATGATTACTTCTTCAAGAATAGGTAGGTATGGTAATACCTGCAATGCCATGTTTCAATTTGCTGCTGTAGTTGGTATGGCTAAAAAGACTGGTCATGGATATGTTATTCCTAAGCATGAAACATACTATGAGCCAAGCTATGGGTGTATGAACACATCTATATTTGATGGGTTTGATATTACAGCACCTACATGTAATCTAGGGTCCTTTAAAGAGGTAGAGTTTCCTTTTGAGTATAAAGATATTCTTGTTGATGACTTTACAGACATGGTAGGCTTCTTTCAGTCTGAGAAGTACTTTGAAGATGCTGAACAGGAAATTAAAGATCAGTTTAAGATTAAAGAAGTTCATAAGCAAGTTGTAGATGCTAAAATTAAATCAGGTGAATATCCTGACCCTCTACACTCTACTTCCTTACACTTAAGGTTAGGTGACTACACTCGTAAGAGAAATTATCACCCTGCAGTACCTGTACAATATTGGTCACAAGCTATTGAAGCAACTCATTCTGACAATGTTGTAATCTTTTCTGATGATGTTAAACAAGCGAGATCAATGTTTGGCAATGATTCTCGTTTGACATATTCTACTGAAAAGAACCCCTTCCCAGCCCTCTACCACATGTCTCTGTGCAGGAATCATATCATCTGTAACAGTACCTTTGGGTGGTGGGGAGCTAAATTAGGTGAGTGGAATAACCCAGTTGATAAAGTTGTGGTAGCACCTAAAATATGGTTCGGACCAGCACATGAGTTTAGCTCAAAAGATATAATTCCTGAACGTTGGATAAAGTTATGAAGATATTTTTACAAGACTCAGCATTCGCTCATTGTGAGTTCTCTAACAACCCTTTACCTGTTAAGCAAAGAACAGATAAAGTTACTTGGGATAGAACTGATAACTATACTGAGGAAGATATTGTTGTATGGACTGATGTAGACATTCCAAAGGCTCTTAATCGTAAGGGTCCTAACATTGCTTGGATGATTGAAGCTATGCCTTACCATCAGCAGATTTATAATTTTGTTGCAAGCAATCATGACAAGTTTGAGCAGATTTGGACTCACGATCAACAGATGGTAGATGCTTGCCCTAATGCTAAACTTCTTCCTTTTGGTGGTTGTTGGATTGATAAGTGGGATTGGAAGATGCATAAGAAGACTAAAGACTTTTCTATCATTGCATCTGCTCATAGACACTTACCAGGACATAGACTTAGACATCAGATTGTAGCTGGTACTCAAGGTAAAGTAGATCTATGGGGTAGAGGTTACAAAGAGATGGCAGATAAGATTGAAGGTCTTAAAGACTATCAGTATACTTTCTGCATTGAGAACTTTCGAAAGGATTATTGGTTTACAGAAAAGCTTATTGACTGCTTTGTAACTGGTACCCTTCCAATCTATTGGGGTTGTCCTTCAATTGGAGACTTGTTTAATGTTGATGGTATGCTATGCTTTGAAGACATTAAAGAGCTACCAGAACTACTCAAAGGATGTACTCCTGAATATTATGAGAGTAAGAAAGAAGCTCTTAAAGAGAACTTTGAACTTGCTAAGAAATATAGATTAGCAGAGTTAACTATCCCAAGCCTTTTATAGGGAACACTGATATAATAATATTATGAAGATTTTAGTTACAGGTGGAACCGGAATGGTTGGGCAACACTTGCAAGAGTATTTGCCTGAAGCTACGTTTGTTGGTTCAACGGATTGCGATCTTAGAGATAAGGTTGCTGTTAGAAGACTGTTTAACAATAAATATGATACAGTAATTCACCTTGCTGCAAAGGTTGGAGGTATTCAAGATAACATTGCCAACCCTTTAGAGTTTCTTGAGGATAACCTCATTATGAATACTAACGTGGTTAAGGCCGCGTACGAGAGTGGTGTTAAAAAGTTCATTGGTATTGGAAGCACATGTGTATACCCAGATACCTTACCTAAAATGTACTACCCAATGACAGAAGACATGCTCCATATTGGTGCACCAACCCCTACAAACTTTGGCTATGGTTATGCAAAGAGAATGCTTGCTGTACATCTTGAGACCATACGTAAGAGTAAAGGTTTAGATTACTTCACAATCTTTCCAAGCAACTTGTATAGTGAGTATGATAACTTTGAAGATGGTACAAAAGCACACTTTGTTACTGCATTGTTGATGAAAATAAAGAACTCTGATGGAACTGTTCCTCTTATGGGAACTGGAACTCCTATTCGTCAGTTTATTCATGCTGAAGATCTTGCAAAGGTTATCTGCGGTTGTCTTTATAGAGAAGTTAAGCAAGACTTTAATGTTTGTGATGATAGTAGATCAATTAAGAACATAGCAGAAGCAGCTCTTAAAGCAACTAACAACGAGCATCTTAAGTTAGTGTTTGATCAGTTCTTTAAGAATGATGGTCAATTTAGAAAAGATTGCTCAAATGAAAAAATGATGAAGCTCTTTCCTGACTTTGTGTTTTTATCGCTTGAAGAAGGTCTAAAAAGAGTATATAATAAGTTATGAGTGGAAGAGAATGGAAGTATAATACCTTTAAATTGAGTAAGGGTGAAGCAGTTTTGTTTGCTTTAGCACTACCTTTCATTTTTATTATCGGTACGTTTGGTGCGGCTATTTCAGCACTCTTTAGTAAGAAGAGTTGATTTTCATAAGGAACTATGCTATAATTAGGTATGGCAATCAACTTAGTTTCTGATACTATCGACCGCGAAGACGCGTGTGGTATTATCAACTGGCTCGATCAAAAAGAGCTCCCCCAACTCACTAAAGGCCCTTTGACTAAAGAGTATGAGGCAAAGTTTTCTAACTGGCTTGGTACTAAGCACTCTGTATTTGTTAATAGTGGATCCTCTGCTATCCTTTTAGGTCTTACTGCTCTTAAGTTTGGAGGTAAGCTTAAGAATAATAAAATTGTTGTACCTGATTTGAGTTGGGCTACTGATGTTAGTACACCTCTTATTCTTGGCATGGATACTTTTCTTGTTGATTGTAACTTTGGAGACCTTTCAGCTGATCTCAACCATCTCGAACAATTATTTAAAGAAGAGAGACCAGCAGCCTTTATTCTTGTATCAGTACTCGGACTTGTACCTGATATGGATCGTATTCTTGATCTTTGCAAGACTTACGATGTTCTATTAATTGAAGATACTTGTGAGAGTATGGGTTCAGAACATCATGGACAGAAGCTTGGTACCTTTGGATGTATGAGTTTCTTCTCCACTTATTTTGGTCATCACATTTCTACTATTGAAGGTGGTATGGTATGTACTAATGATAAAGAGATTAATGATCTACTTCTTATGACTCGTTCACATGGTTGGGATAGAGATCTTGATCCGGAGACTGCAAAGAAGCATGCTGAAGAGGAAGGTGTTAGTGACTTTGATAGGTTGTTTACTTTCTATACTCCTGGGCTTAATGTTAGGGCTACAGACCTTCAAGCAAAGATTGGTCTTAATCAAGTCGATAAGATTGATAAATTTTCGAAGATTCGTAATGAGAACTTTCTTCACTACAATAAAAGATTAGCTTGGGCGAAGGATCTTTTATTTAGACCAGAACAATTGACTGGAGATTTTGTTTCTAACTTTTGCTATCCAGTTGTTAGTGAAAGTCGTGATGATATTGTAAAGGAGCTTAAGGAAAATGATATCGCATGCAGACCTCTTATTGCAGGAGCGTTGAGTAAGAGTCCAATGTGGAAGAGATTTGGCGGTATGGAAGTAAACAACTTTAAAGCATCTTTAGTTCATAAGTTCGGCTTTTATGTACCTAATCATCAGGGTATGACTACCGAGGATGTAGATAAGGTTTGCGATATTATTCTAAAGTATTAAAATGAAAACAGCATTAATTACAGGTATTAACGGGCAAGATGGATCTTATCTTGCAGAGCTTCTTCTAGAGAAGGGGTATGAGGTATGGGGTACTATTCGTCGTAACTCATCTCCAGAGTATAACACTACCCGTGTTGATCATATTTTTAATCGAGTTAATCTCGTCTATGCTGACTTAACTGATATGTCTTCTCTTGTAAGTGTATTACAGAAGTCAAAGCCAGATGAGATTTATAATCTTGCTGCTCAGTCTCATGTACGTGTTAGTTTCGATGCTCCAATTTATACAGCTGAAGCAACTGGACTCGGTACACTTAACTTACTTGAAGCTATTCGATTAACTTGCCCTAAAGCTCGAGTCTATCAAGCTTCTTCGAGTGAGATGTTTGGTAATACTATTGATGAAGATGGTTTCCAGAGAGAGACTACTCAACTCAATCCAGTAAGTCCTTATGGGTGTGCAAAAGTATTCTCTTACAACATTTGCAACAACTACAAGAATAGTTATAACATGCATATTAGTAATGGTATTCTTTTCAATCACGAATCTCCAAGACGCGGTATTAACTTTGTAACTAACAAGGTTGTTAATGGTGCAGTAGATATTAAGCAAGGTCGTAAGAAGACTTTGACTCTTGGTAACCTTGCAGCAAGTCGTGATTGGGGTCATGCTAAAGACTACGTTAAAGCAATGTGGTTAATGCTTCAACAAGACGAGCCTGATAACTATGTTTGCTCTACTGGTATATCGCATACAGTTCAAGAACTTGTTGATTATACTTTCGGCATTATGGGTGTTAATACTGATCTTGTTAAAACAGATTTACAGTTTGAACGTCCAGAAGAGCTTGAGCATCTTAAAGGTGACTCTACAAAGCTCAGAACAAAGTTAGGTTGGAAACCAACTTATACATTTGAAACAATGCTTGATGAGATGATCTTTGTAGCTGCAAATAAGCGTAACAAAGATGTTGATACCAACAAGTTCTAGTATATAATAAAAAAGTAATTATGATTATTAAACAATACCTGTATAACGGCGATCTTATTCACAAGCGCTTTGCTTATGAGTTCTTTCGTAAAGATGTATCTCCTGTCGGTAACGTTGTTGCCTTCCGTGCTCCTATGGATGTGACTAAGAACCTTATTGACCTTGAAGATACTCTCTCTAATGACTTCATTGCTTCTAAAGACGCAATTAACTTCTGTTGGGAGATTCCTAATCTTTGTCCTTTCGGTGCTGTATCATTCCAACGTCTATTCAATACTTCTATTGCTCAGATCTTGAGTAAGTATATTGATGCTCCTATTGCAATGGATGGTGATGATCTTATGGTTCAGAAGACGTTTGTAGGTTCAGATGGCAAAGAACGTGAAGAGGGTAAAGTAAGTGTTTCAATTACTTATAGCCTTGAGAACGTTGCTGTTGGTCATACTGCAGTAAATATTGATGCTGGTCCAGATGCTCCTGGATTTGCTTACTCTTCTCTCCTTAGTGATGAGGCTGCTGAAAGCTTTATGAATGAAGTTATTGCTTACTTCAATCATGAGGTCAAGGATCAATTTGTTGCTACTACTAAAGTAATCGTATAATGTTAGTCGGGTATTACGGAGTTAGTGATAAGTTCTGTGAGTGGAGCTACATACAAGGAGTCCTAAAGCATCTCAAGTTGGATGATAGCTTTAGAGTTTATATTGTTAGCACTACACAAGAGCTCGACTTTACTGATAAAGTAAAACTCGACCCTGATAAGAAGAATGTTATTATCAGTTTGTCCGATGAATGGTCAACTGATAACATTCCTCAAGAATGGAAAGATAACGCTACCGTGTTCAAGGCTTACCTAAAGCCAGAGCAAGAGAAAGGTAGCGTTCATTCTTTTCCATTAGGCTTTAATAATAAGCATAAGAAGTTTCCTAATAAGCCAATTAAAACAAGACCCATTGATGTATTCTTTGCTGGTCATATAGCCTCAGTAAATCGCCTACATTACATGAGATGGGTGCTTGAATACTTTCAAGATATGAAAGAGAGTGAGAGGCCTAAATATGAGTTCGCTGTTTCAAAAGGTTTCAATCTTGGAATGAGTGGAGAGGAATATTCACAAAAGTTACATGATGCCAAGATTGTAGTTTGCCCTGCTGGTAATGTAAGCATGGAAACATTCAGGCATTATGAAGCAATGAGAAGTGGTGCTATTGTTGTATCACCAAAGCTTCCAGATGTAAAAATCTATAAAGATGCTGCTATTTGTCAGGTAGATGAATGGGAGTATAAAGTGGGTGATACAATTATGGACTTGCTATCTGATCTAGATATGTTACAATTAGTTCAAGAGAGACAGCAGCAGACTTATAACAATAGATTCGCTGCTAAGTCAGTAGCTAAATATATTCATGAACTTCTTCCAGATACAAAATAAGCTCTTCTTTGCTAATAAGAAGACTCAACCTGAACCTCTTGATCAGGAAGGTGAACAGGCTTTCGTACCGTTTCTATTCAATAGATGGTTGACGATGTATAGTAAAGAGACTGTTGGCTTTGTCAATGAGACTCTCAATAAGTATTGTGGTATCTTTGATACTGATAAGCAGAAGACTTATAAGCTATACTTCAATCTTATTCCTCGTCTTAAGTTCAAACGTATTAACTATATCAAGAAGGCTAAGAAAGATAAAGAGCAGAAGGAAGAAGAGACTAATCTCAAAATGATTGCTAAGAATAACTTTATGTCTTCACGTGAGTTAGAGCAGTATAAAGAGTTGATTAATTCCTAACACATAGTAAATAATAGTATGGCTAATATTGATAACCTAGCAACTCATAAGCACTTGATCGACCTTTCGACTCACTCCGAAGGTGACATTGGCTTGACTGACGATTTTGAGTTGACAATGATTTTTGATGATATTCTTCTCGTTGAGTATGTTGATGAGAACGAGCATGGTGAGATCCAGCGTAACGGAATTTATGTTCCAACTAATGCTGTAACTAAGGCTTGGCGTAAAGCTAAAGTTGTTCTTGCTGGACCTAAAGCACAGTACGCGAAGAAGGGTGATGTTGTTATCTTCCCAAGTAATCTTGGTGTTACAGTAGCTAATATCGACGTACAAGGTACGACAGTTAAGAAGGGTATCTTTTTGAACGAAGATCGTCTCTTTGGTATTTGTAACCTTAAGAATGCAGATAAGTAGGTCAGGCCTTGACAACTTACTGCGCAGTAATGTTTGTGAAGTACGCTTTGTAAGACGTGATCCAAGACCTGGTGACGGTCCTACAAGGCGTATCCTTTGCACTAAGGATTTGAGTATCCTTACCTCTATAAATGGTAGAACAACTCTAAACTATAGACCACCTCGAGGTGGTATGCAAATTAATGAAGCAGCGCAAAACATATGCGTTGTGTGGGACATCATGATGCAGGACTATAGAAACGTTGCGATGGATAGTTGTACCTTAATACAATCAATTCCAGCAACTGACTGGTGGGAATATTTTAATGAAAATATTTATCCAATGGCACCAGAACAAAAACTTAGCTTTATGAACTCATGAATATCTCAACTGAAAACTTCTCAGATCACCTTAAACCTTTTCTATTACAGAAAGTAGCCATTTGTACAGATAAGAAAATTATCCGTAAAGGTAGGTTGAGGATTTTTCAGATTAAGCAGCACTATGCTAAGCTTACTTTAGAGGATGAAGTAAGAACACGATTGTATGAGATTCCATATCCATATGAGATGTCTTCAGATGGAAGAAAGCTTACTCTTTGCTATAAGCTTGATAAGTTTCTCAATGTAGGTGATCTTGATCTACAAGTTAAGTTCTTAGACTCAAGTAAGAGTTCTAAGCTATATGACTCTAATGTCTATATTCTACCTTTGGAAGATGTTCAGTTTTAACTTGATTATGCTACAATGTAGCCTATAATAGTTATAGTGATCGGTTCAATAACAAACAACTTCCCCGAGGGCTATACTCCTAATCCCTCACAAGTAAAGCTTCTAAAGAGTATTGATGAAGCTTTTGCAGCAGGTAAAAAATTCGTTATCTGTAATGCTCCTACTGGAGCTGGTAAGTCTTTTATCTCTAAGACTCTTGGTAATGCTTCAGAAGAAGCTCCTGATGAGTTTAGAGAGTTAGTTACTTCATATGCTGCTTTCAAGAGAGGCTCTTCAGGATATAAGTATGAAGAAGAGATGGAGGAGACAGCTCCTTTTGGTTGTACTGCATTAACCATTACAAAGGCTCTACAAGATCAATACAAAGAGCTATTTGATGATGTTGAGGTTGTTAAGGGTAAGTCTAACTATCAATGTGTAGTAGATGAAAGATTTCCTGTAGATGTAGCTCCTTGTGTAAGCTCTCAGAACCTCAAAGCAGAGTGCTGGGCTAAGTGCAAGTGTCCTTACTATGAAGCTCGTAACAAAGCTCTAACTGCTCAGTTCAATACTCTTAACTATAATATGTTCTTTGCTCTTCCTGATCATCTTAAGAAGAGGCAGTTCTTGATTTGTGATGAGGCTTCTGAGCTAGAAGATCAGTTGGTAAAAGAGTTTACTTGTAAGATTGAGTATAAGTTTCTTGCTCGTATGGATATTGCTCCACGCATCTTGACTTCGAGTATGAATGCTCTTAAATGGTTGTCAGAACTACAAGTTGATCTTACTGATAAGATTGATGATATCAAAGAGATACTTAAGACAAGCAAGACTCGTAATAAGAAGTCTTTGATGGACCTTACTACCAATATGCAGAGGTTACAGAACCTAAAAGGTAAAGTAGATCTTGTAACTGACTCTTGGAGTGAGAGTGAGTATGTCCATACTAAAGACAGGGAAGGTATTACCTTTATGCCTCTTAAGGTTAATAACTTGGCTAAGAGACTATTTGACTTTGCTGATCAAGTCATCTTAATGTCAGCTACTATTATTGACCCTGATAACTTCTGTAAGAGTCTTGGTATTACTGATTATCAATATGTAGAAGCTGAGTCAAGCTTCGATCCAAAGAAGGCTCCTATCGTATGTAACCCTAAGTATAAGCTCAACTATCACCTTATGGAGAAGAACCTTCCTAAAGTGATTAGACAAGTAGCTGAGATTTGTAAGCATCACGGAGCTGATAAAGGTATCATTCATACTCATAACAATACTATTACCTCAAAATTGAGCACTATGCTTTATGGTGATAGGTTCTTGTATAGAGAGCCTGGTATTAAGAATGAGGATATTCTAGATCAGCATATGCTTAGTAGTGAACCTACTGTATTAGTATCTCCTTCAATGTCTTATGGAGTAGACTTGAAAGGTGATCTTGCAAAGTTTCAGATTATTATCAAAGCTCCGTTCTTACCTACTAAAGATGTAAGGATTGAGAAGCTTATGAAGGCTGACTTTAGCTGGTATCAGAATAAGATGCTTTGTTCTTTGATTCAGTCTTGTGGTAGAGGAGTTAGATCTACTAAAGATGAATGTATTACTTATATTCTTGATGGTACTATTGTTGAGAATATTGTAAGAGCTAAGCATAAGTTACCGAAATACTTCCTCGAACGCTTCATTTAACATTAAATAATAGTAGCTTTGAAGAAATATACATACAACTTCGAGATTAAGGACTTGCTTACGCAATTTATTGCTGCGTTTGATGATACAGTCATTAAGCGACACAATAAAGATAAAGAGCCAGAGCAAGAGATTGCTGTGAGATACGTGATGGCTCCTAAGCAGCGTATCATGTATGACGTTATCAACAAAGCTCAAAATATAAAACTACCTGTTGTTAGTGTCGATCTTACTTCTGTATCTTATGATACAGAAAGAGTATTCAATAAGCTCGATAACTTTGATAACTATGGTGCTGATACAGCTACTTCAATTAATACTCCTGTACCAGTTAACTTAGAAGTTAGCATGTCTATTCTTTGTAGGTATATGTCTGACATGGAGCAGATACTTTCTAACTTTATTCCATATACCAATCCATATATTGTACTTGCTTGGAGAGAGCCTGTTGAAGAATCATTGCTTAGTGGAGGTAAGCCTTACAATCCTATTGAGATTAGATCTGAAGTCTTATGGAGTAATACAATCTCAATGAATCCTCCAAAGGATACAACCTATAGTGAGAAGTTTAGGATTGTTGCTGATACCTCCTTCACTATTAAGGGTTGGATGTTTAGAAATAAGAATGATAGATCTAATCCAATTTACTTTATTGATACTAACTTCATTAATGCTGATTCATCTTATAGCTTTACACCAGCTATTACAGCTCAAGACTATGAAACATTCTTTGATAGCTTAACAGCAGATGCTGATATTGAAACTGTATCACTTTCTGGATACCCCTTTACTGACTCTGTATTCTATAATGCTTCAGGATTCCCAATGCCTATTGATAGTCCAGTAACTATTACTACACAAGCTAAACAACTTAATAAAGGCACATTCACTCTTATTGGTCAGAACTATAATGAGACTGAGTTTGTTCTCCTCTCATCTACTTCTGCTCTTACAGATACTCTCACATCAGTTGATACAACCTATACAGGTACAATTGAAGGTTATCTACTTCCACTTTCAAGCTATACTGTACAAAGTGATACAGTAATGAATATTAATCTCTCTAATCTAAACGCACCAGGAACATTCCAGGTAGTAGTCAAGAACCCAGCAGGGTGGACTTCTACAGGAAGCATCTCTGGAGTATCCTTTACAACTGAATAAATATATTAAGATGGCAAACACAAATCCAACTAATGACGGAAGAGCAGCTACATTTGGTAGAAACCTTATGAACTATGTTTCAAATAGGCTTCCGTATGCTTCACAAGAAGATGATTCTCTTAATGATAAGTATAAGCACTTTGCTAAAAATGGTCAGCAGAGAGCAGAAGCACTTGTTAAGTCATCTGTAACATCTTCTAATCCTTATAACAATATCCCTATTGGTGACTTTGGTAAGGATGGCTCCTTCAATGATGTTATGTATGCATCGCTGGATCAAGACAAAGGTGGTCGTATGCGCGACTATCGTGCAATGGCTGCTAATAATGAAGTAGCAGAAGCTCTTGATGAGATTTGTGATGAGATGATCAATGCTGATGAGACAGGTCGTGTTATCAAGATTGCATATGAGAACATCGAACTTGATGTAGATCAAAAGACAGATCTAGATAAAGAGTTTGATAAGTATGTTGACTTCTATGACCTTAAGTCGAAAGGTTGGCAGTACTTCCGTCAACTACTTGTTGAAGGTGAAGTTTACTTTGAGCAGATTCTTCACGAAGATTATGTTAAAGAAGGTGTTCTTGGTTTGATTAACATTCCTGCTGAGATTATTGACCCTGTTTATAATAACATTCAAAACATGATTGTTAAAGGCTTCATTTATAAGAAGCCAATCTTTAGTGCACAGCAGCCTAATAAGGTTGAAAAGACTGAAATGGTTCCTATGGAGCAAAACCAGATTGTTTATGCTAACTCTGGTGTCTATAATGATACTAAAGACTTTGTTATTCCTTTCCTTGAGAATGCTCGTCGTCCTTATCGTCAGCTTTCTCTTGTTGAAGATGCTATTGTTATTTACCGATTGGTAAGAGCTCCAGAACGTCTCGTGTTCAACGTTGATGTTGGTAATATGGCTCCACCAAAGGCTGAAGCTTATCTTCGTAAGCTTATTCAGAACTATTGGTCAAAGAAGACTTTTGATAGTGATCAGAACAATGTTGTTAACAAGTTCAATCCTCAGTCAATGCTTGATGCATTCTGGTTTGCTAAGCGTCAAGGCTCTGAAGGTACTTCTGTTACTCAGCTTCCAGGAGGTTCTAATCTTGGTGAGTTGACTGACCTTATGTACTTCATTAAGAAGCTTTACAGAGCTCTTAAAGTACCTGCTACTCGTATTGATCCTGAAGATCGTACAGTTGACCCATCTTCTATTCTTCGTGAAGAGCTTAAGTTTGCTAAGTTTGTTGTTCGTATTCAACAGCGCATGTCTTCTGCTATTAAGAAGGGATTCATTACTCACCTTAAGCTCAAGGGAGTGTGGGATGAGTTGAATCTTGCTGAGACTAACATTGATGTAGCATTCACTCCTCCTACAAACTACTATGAGATGAGAGAGAGTCAGAAGCTTGAGCTTAAGGCTGCTAACTTCAATACTCTCGCTAGTAATGAATTCGTTTCAGTAACATATGCTCAGAAGAAGTACCTTGGTTGGAAGGATAGAGACATTCTTGCTAACAGAGAGTTCATGCGTAAGGATGCTGAATTCCAATGGGAATTAGCTCAGATTCAAGCTGCTGGTCCAATGTGGAAAGAGCAACTTGCTGCAGCTGCTGATGCTGGTGCCGAGATGGGAGCTGAAGGTGGTGAGATGGG